AATCCTAAATCAAGTTTTATTACAGGCGAATTTATTCAAGTAACACTATTTTTGATACTATCTTTAATGGTATTCTGGATGGTAATTTACAAATTTATAAACAAAAATAATGTTATTGAAAATATATTAAAGAATAACTAGACATCTAATAAATTATAATGGATAATAAAGAAAAACCAAAAAAGAAAAGAGGGAGGAAGCCCAAGAAAGAAACAAAAAAACAAGAAGAGACAAAACAGACTATATCGAACAATATGATTATAAAGCTTAATCATGTAGTAGAGGAAAATAATATAGTAAAACCCTATACTGATGAACATTTCCATTTTACTGAACAACCAAATTGTAGTTCTATATGTTGGAATTGTTGTCATTCTTTTGAAGAAATGGTACATGGTTTACCTTTAAAATATGTTTCAGGTATATTTTATACATATGGTGATTTTTGTTCTTTAGAATGTGCTTCAAGATACGCACTTGAATATTTTGATAACTACCATGAAATTATTTCAATTGTAAAATTGTATAACAATGTCAGCAAAGGAACAATTGATTCTGTTATATCTTTGGCACCTAATAAATTACTACTTAAAAAATTTGGAGGGACTATGGATATTGAAGAATATAGAAAAGGATTTTCAGATAAAAATATTCATGATATCAAAATACCACCAATATTACCTATAAAACATACGATTGATACACACGAAATAAATAGTTCAAATAGTAAGAGTAACTTAAAATTATATCGTAAAAAACCCCTCGCTTCAGAAAAAAAGAGTATAACGAACTCAATGAATTTAAAGCTGGGGTGTAAAATATAGTTGAATTCCATTCATTATTATAATTGAATTTACAGTATTTGTCGTTAAAAGATCTTTCTTATCAGTTATAAACTCTTTTAAAAACATATTTAAATTTTCAGGTGTTATTTTATAATCAGGTTCTCTTAATATATCGGTTGTTCCTTTTATCTTATTTATTTTATATGTTCTCAGATAGAGAAAGTTATATATATTTTTCAATTTAAAATCATCCATACTATTCAGAAGACCATAATACTTTTCAATATCAATATTATAATATTTTATCAATGAATCAAGGAAGTCATATTTAAAATTATTTTTATTATCATTTATTTTCAACCATTGAGGTTCTATATTTAATACAGAAGACATATTAATATTATTAAGGATTATTAAAAAAAGAAATAAACTTAAAAGAAATCTGCATTATTATATTTATTTTTAGGATCTCGTGGTTCGGGTCCATAAAATACTATTTCTTTATTGTGAATATTAGGATTTTTTTCCCATTTATTGTTTAGTCTAATTGATAGATTGTATAAAAGGGTATGACCTTCTTTATAAAGTTCTCTTATGTATCCACTCATTAAACTTAAATCTTTACTATTTTGAAAGTCCCCATATTCCATTCCTTCAATGTATTTTCTTTCTTTTGATTCTGGTAACATACTCATAAAAATATTACATGATTTCTTCAAATAGAAATGGGCATTTTCAAAATATTGGTTATAATTATAGAGTTCTTCAGATTCTAGCTTATTTAAAGTTTTTATGAATTTTACCCACATATTATAGCCATCATTATACTTATAAGGTGTTTTCTTTTTAAAAGTTTCTATTTTGTTTAAAATTTCTTCAATTTTATTGTTATAGTTTTCATCTCGTGACCTTTTCTTGAAGAAAAATTTATTTGTTTTTTTCATCACTGTATCATAATATACAAAGAATAAAAGTATGAATATCATTACGACAATCTTGTTTACATCTAAATAAATCAATGTATAAAAAATAATACTTACAAAAAGTATTATTAGTAGTGTTTTACTATCCGCTATATTTATTCTTGGAAGATTAATCATTCTTTCTAATTATATTAATAAAATATAAAATTATTGAGATAATAAATAGAGTTATACCAATATACAGTATATTATTATCCTCTTGAAGGTAAATCATAAATGCCATTATATATCTTTTGATGTTTGTAATCGTCCCTTCATTATTGTATGTATATCCAAACTCTATGTCTACTTTATGAAGTGCTTTTAAAAATCCTTCGTCAAAATTATTGAGGACCATTGAAGTATTTTCATAAATCTCGCCAACTTGCATACTCATAATTCCTCCATCAGTATGCTTTTCTACTTTTTTATCGATTACTTTTTTATCTTTTTCAATTGGGTAATATATTTCATTTGATATATATCCTAATAATTCTTTATCACCATTCTCTAATTCAAAATCTTTAGGATCAATTTCAGGCTTACTAACATCATTAATAGATTCATCTAAATCTTCATCGCGATTTATCTTTGCTTCATTCATAACTTCTGAAAAAAAATTTGAATCATATTCACCAACACCCATATTGTTCATAGAATTACCCGTTGGTGGAATACCTAAATTTTGTAGGACACGATATCCTTCTTCTGAATCATATTCTCTATTCATCGCAAACCCTTCGTCATTTACTCTTTCTTCAATATTTGGGTCATCCATATATATATATTTTATATATTTTAAATATAATCTATTAACTGGACATTACCCAGAAACATTCTACGACAACAATATTTATGAAGTTCTAGTTCATCAAGTATTTCTCCTTCAATTGACTTTTTTATACTACCATCATCTTTAATATCGATGTATTGTATATCTATTTCTGAATCAACTTTTTCTTTTGAAGCTGATTTACGTTCATTCATTGTTTCTACAAAATAACTCCACTTGTCTCCAACAGGTGTTCCACACGTAAAGCATCTTGGAGGAATCAACATTTATAATTATACTATATATTAATGTTTAAATTAATGTTTAAATTATTTTTATAACTTCTTTCAAATTTATTAAATACATACTATTTAAATGAACATTAATACAAATTATATAACTTATTATAATATGTTTTATAATGCTCTTTTCACAGAAAATAAAAACAAAAAAATAATATTAGAACCCATCTCATGTATAGTTAAATTAATACTCTTAAATTACAAAGAAAATGGTACAAAAATTTCTATCTCAAACAATTCAATTGATTTTTATGAACCATCGCAATTTCAAGGTTTCTTAAGAAACATTAATGGTGACAGAAGAGAAGACCTACATAATTTATACAATCCTATTATAAAATCACTTGAATGGTATCCTCCGAGTGAAGGAGAAATATATAAGGATTTTTATACGAAATGTAAAAGTGGTATTGAAAAATTAATATCTTCTTATGATAAAGAATCAACAATATCTAGAACACTTGAACTATATTGTAAGCTTTTAAATGATTCTTTAGAATCAGAAGATATTGAAAAGGGATTAAATGATAGTGAAAAATATCCTTCGCCTCTCTTAGATAGACTCAAAGGTTTCTGGAAAAAAGAAGAAATAGATTTAATTTATAGTTTACTACAGATTATTGAAAATAGTAGTAATGATATTGAAAAAAATACATATATAGAAAACGTAATTAATACAGTTTCTATGAAAGAAAAAAATTTGGCAAGTTTTATAGAAACAACAACAACAACTTACTAACCTAATTTAGGAAATTCTGTTTCGGATTCAATATTAAAACTAGTATTAAAACTAGTATTATCTAAAGGCTTATCTCCATTAGTTTCTCTATATTTTTTTAAATTTAGAGTTTTACTAGTATTTTTAAAAGGAGTATAATCAGTCACAAGATGGAATGTCAAGTTTATTTCACCTTTAATTCCAAATTTATCAAGTTCATATCTATCAAATGTTCTAGGAAGAATACCTGGCTCAACATTAAATTTTCCAAGTACTCTCATAGGTTTCTCTATCTTAAAATCAATATCAATATAAGATGTAATATCATATAATTCTTTGATTTTTTCTTTTAAACTCTCAATAGTAACATTAGATGAGATTGTTAATGTTTTATTTACATCATCTTTACTAACTATAAAGTTAACACCACTCATATTCGCTTAATGTATCTTTGCGATTACTTTTTAAGTATTTATCTACGCTTCGTGGAACGACGCTTTGATCCACGACGCTTGGAGCTTCTTTTCTTTCCCTTTGATCCTCTCTTCTTCTTAGAAAGTTCTTTTTCATCTAAGCGAATCGCCCCAAACTCACCCTTCTTAAAAGTCCAACCAGCGTTCTTTAAATTCTGATTCTTCTTTGCTGAGCGAGAAGCACGCTTGGACTTGATACGACCATTCTTCATTACTAAATCTACCTTCTTCAAACCACCGGAAGTTCTATCAGCAGTTCCGTGCCAAACCTGTGCCCTTGTTCCTACAACCATTATAATATATAATACATTTTTTTTCTATATACATTGTAAATTTGATATATTTTTCTTTGTTTTTAAAAAACAAACAAAATGTCTTGTATGAAAAGAAGAGGAGACAAAAAAGTAAAGAGGTATCGTAGAAATTCTGTTCACCCACATCCAATGGCTTCTCAAAAAGTCGACACTAATTTCATGGAGAACTTTTTAAGGGAGTCAATGCACTGTGGGAATTGTAGAAAGGTATTTAGTCTAGGATCAAACGAGCTAAAGATACATTGTAATATGTGTAATGAATTCTTTCACTGTGGTATAGCTGGAGAATGTATTGGGGAAGATTGTATGATAAAAGATGAACGGGGGAGATATAAGCATCGTGCAAGATACTGTAATGGATGTGTCAAAGAAATTTATAATGCCGAAACATGCTTGTGTAAGAGTTGTGGAACTAAATGATATAATTGAATATCATCTTATTCATATTATCGAATGTTCCTTTTGAAATACCTAAAATAATTACATATTTATCCTTCCTTATATTATTATGAATCTTCATGAAAACTTCAGAATATTCTTTTATTTTTTTTAAACTATCATAACTTTCTATTTTCTTTTTCTTATATGTTTCCATAGTAGTCTTGAAGTCTACATCACAAATAAGAGCAGATACCTTTTTTAGAAAATGTTCTTCTCTCCTATTTTCACTCAAACTATATAATTCTTTTTCTATATTAAAAATATTTAATCCAAAATAACATGCGTTCTTGTAAAAACGCAAAGCCCATAGAAGTTTTCTACCTTCTTCATTCATTGTAGCGTTATTTATTTCTTCATGTTTCCTTTCAGGATTTATCATATTTGTAAATAAGAATTTAGTATCTATTGGCAAAGCTTTATAGTTATCATATATGGGGCGATTACTACCAACTATATTTGGATGCCCCGACTTCATAAGTTTCAAGTAATCTATATCTCCAAAAAAGATTATATTTCCCTGAGTATCTTTACCCCTCCGTCCAGCACGCCCGGACATTTGTAAATACTCATCCTGTGTAAAACAGTTTCCATTTGTTTCGAGAAAACATGAAGTTTTTACTGGAAGATCAATACCCAAACAAAGAGTTTTATCAGAAATAACAATTCCAATTTCTTTTTTTGATAGTAGCTTTTGAAGTTGCCAATTATATTCATCTGGCATACTTTCTAGATATACACCTATTCCACGCTTTAACATTTGAAATAAAGGACTCTCATATGGTATCTTGATACCAAGTGTTTTTTTTATTTCACGACGGACTTCTCTAATAGTATCACCAGACATTGCTTCTTTTGATGTTGTGAAAATAAAATCACTATGCTTAGCAAAAACATCCTGTGGACCAAAATAAGGATTTACAATAAAATTATTCATTTCTTTCATTAGATTTTTTTCCTGAATACTCTTAATTCTTTGTAATGTTTCTTCATTCTTTCTCACATCATTCAACTTTGATTCATAATAGGATAAAACTTTTGTTGTAAATTCACGTTTTTGTTTTTTATCAAAAATATCCATCTTTTCTTTGATTTCATATCGGGCATTTGTAGATGTTACCTTTAGATTGTCACGATAAGTTTCCCTTTTATCCATAGCTTCACGATAAAGTTCTTCTTTCTTCTCAAGGATATCATAATGATATGGATATTCTTCTAATTCCTTTGTATCTAGATATTCATATATATTATTAAAGATGTTCAAACATTCTCTTTCATTTGTATGGAACATAATCATTGGAAACATCTTTCTTTGTTTTGTTTCCCTTATAAATGATATAATATCTTTGTTTATATCCTTCTTTTCTTTGAAAGTATTAAATACTTCTTGTATTTCAGAAGGATAATCTTTTGACAAACTTATCATCTTTTCTTTTAATACTCTTTCATAGTCCCTACAATCATTAAGAGATAACATACCCCTACCTTTAAAATATTCATCCGGTGATATTGAATCTAACATCTCACCATCTTCATCAATATCGTCAAAAATATTATAAATTCGGTTCCAAAGGACAGAACAATCATTCGGTGTAAAAGACAAACTGTTATCTATATAGTTATCATTTACATTTTCGTAAGCACAAAGAGGATGAAGCTTCTTGAGTCCTTCATTCTTCCAAACCCACCTTTGATGATTAATAAAACGTTGATTGTATTCAACGTAATTTATTTTTAGATTTGGATTTATAACCTTCAATTTATCAACTAGATAATCTATATTCTTAATTGTAGCTGAAAGGGCTAAGAAATTACACTTTAAAAGTTTTATCAGATTTTCATATATGTCTCCATCTTCACTCTTATTTACATTATGTATTTCATCAAAAACAGCATAATCAAATGTTGTACCTAAACGTAATAGCGAATTTTCAATCTCATTCGGTGTTCCAATAAAAATATTTGTCTGTGGACTATAGGAAAAATGAGAAATATTATCAAGGATAAAGTGAACCTTATATCCCATATTCACAAAATGTGCTCCAACCTGATAAGCAACAGGCTTTGCTGGACAAACATATATGATCTTTTTATGAAGAATACCCGCTGACATAGCTACCCAAGATTTTCCAGCAGATGTGGGGGCTTTTACAACAACACTCTGTCTTTTAGAAACGTAATCTATAACGTCTTTTTGCCAATCATCAAACACCTTTTCTCTATCATTCCAATGATCGAGTGGTTTTAGAAGGTTTCCCATCTTTTCCATCATAAAATCTTTTTCATCACACTTTTTGAGTGTTTTTTCAATCTTTTCTAATAGTCTATCCTCATCTACGAAATCATTTTCTTTTAATTCATAAAAAAGTATGATAATATATTTCATATAAGTTTTCTTATCTTCATTCCAAAGAGTTTTAAGAAGCTCATATTTAAATTTTACTTTTCCTTCTTTTGATTTAAATTTCTTAAGATGATTGAATGGATCATTCTTATCCAAAATTTTCAAGAAATAATCAACGCGATTAATATCATCCTCAATATCTTTAACTTTTCTCTTTTCATTTTGTTTTTGAATAATCAAATCCTTCTTTTTAACATGTGTTTTACCCTTCTTGCTTTTTTTAGTTACTTTTTCTTCTAGTTTATGTTTATCTCTATCTTCAATCATATGTTTTATATTTGTATTTACATCGGCTGAAAGATCTCTCAGGAATATTGAAAGTTCCTGCTTTTCAATCTTTTGCCTAGTTAGAATATCCATAAATATGTTGTGACTACATATATATATGGTTTTGTTTTTAAGTGGGTTTTAAAAGTGCGATTTTCAATATTAAAAATTTAGCATATTGGGGGAACTTTCCCAAAGGAAGATTAGTAGTACTTCTATCTAAACACTCCTTACCATCAACTAATTTAAGACCCTGCCCTACTTCTAACAGAACGATTCTTTTTTTGACATTATATATAAAATAAATATTTAAAAAAATATTGGTTTATAGATATATAAATGATTGAATTAGAATATTACAAAGAATATAAGGGTCCAGAATTAACATTAGCTCAAATATGGAAGCATGAATCCGAAAAAGAAGACATTACAGAACTTATTAGAGGATTTTATGGAGTAAAGAATAACTGGAATGGAATGCTTTATACTTACGAAGAGATATTTCCCCATAGAGAAGGAGAAAAATTTTACATAGAATTTGAAAGAGATGAGAGAAAACATTGGTTCCATGGATATGTAGGGGCAAAAGAACAATCTTTTAATCCTCCCTTAGCTACTCCAAGTGATCAATCTTCTATTTAAAAAGATATTAGTATCATATAGTAAAATGTTTAAAAAACTTTATCGTAAAGGTGGTTTTGTATACATCGATTCAAGTGGACATCATAATATTGGAGAAGTTGATAAAAATTCTTTTATCGTTAAAGAAATAGCAGAGAAAAATGGAGAAATAAAAAAAGAAGATGCTGTAAAAGCTTATTATATCTCAAAGGGATTTAATTATACACTGTAATTGACACTAAATAAACTTATTATTTTCCCAACAATATAAGCCAAGAAAGCCAAGAATATTGTTTTAGTTAACATATTTGTTTGAAAACCTTCAATAAATCCTTTTACGTCAAAATCTATTTCAGGCATTTCATATTCTTCATGAGATGCGTTTTTCTTCATAATACGCGGATGTAACCTTTTTAATATCATGGTATTATTACTAACATCCGAACAATTATTTTTTTCATATTTCTCTGATATCTCAATGAGTTTTTCAACAATATCAGGGACATACTTACCTAATCTATTCTCAACGACTTTCATGTTTTCTTCAAATCCTTCTCCTCCATTTGTTTCAAGATTAACAATCTTCCCCAATAACGGTAATAATTCATTACTAATACCTGTTTCGCAAAAATCTTGAGCGAAATTATATAAATCAAGACATTCTGAAATGTGATGTGGATCAGTTAAGATAAATTTTTTTATCTTATTTTCAACATACATTAGTTCTTCCATATTGTTAGAATCACCTAGTTCATATAGATGTCTCATGCTCGTTATCTTATCTATATTTACACTATTATCTCCTTCAATCTCAAAAAGATTGTTGAAGCACCTCTTTCCAGCTGAATCATCACCTTCTATATTTACATCATACTCTCTTTCCATCAAGTCAATTATAGATAATGGATTATTTGACATTATATATATATATAATATGTATTTATTTTAATTTATCTATCTTATTTTTAGCAGTTTCTAAAAACCTTGAACCGTCAATTATCTTTAAAAGGTTATCATGGAGTTTCTTATCTGTTTTCATAATATCTCTACCAATTAAAATAGAATCCATCCTTTGTTTCCCTTTTACACGAAAATCGTATTCTCTTAAAAAATTTTTCCAATCAATATTTGTTTTTATTGATCTCAATGTTCCACACGATGTTTTGAATGTAGAATAATATTTATTTGGTAAGTGTTTTGATAAATTGTATGCGAGACCCTTTTTCCAAGGAGCGATTTGATACCATACATTTTTATGGGATTTACAACACGATAAAACATCTGTTAAACTTTGATCCCCTGTAACTAATATGTCTTCTACACTTTCTTTCATTAAAGAAACAAATAATTCTCTAGGTTGTGGAAAAACATCCGCTCTAAAAGTAAGGGATTTCTTTTTATTATCACTCTCTACTAATGGAACATTTTCTCCATCAGAATACAAGATATTCCAATTATCATAATATTTTGTTATTATTTTTTTTATCCGATTGTAAAATTGGGAATTATCATTAATATCATCATGAATCCAATCTGGAATGACAACTTCAAACTTAGGATAACGAGGCGAATATTTCTTACATATCATTTCTAAATAAGATATAAAACATGTCTTTGAATGTGTTCCCCACTCTGGAGATGGTTGAATATAAACAAGTGCATAAGGTTTTTTTACAAAAGTTTGTTTTTTAAGCTTAATATTACTAAACATTAAACCTAAATTACCCTTTCCTACGCCAATAGGGAATGTATAAGGTGGATATTCCCCATTATATTCGCTAACACTGAATGTATTAAAAACATTCGCATATGGTATTAATTTTTGAAAAACTTTTATATCGAATGTTTTATTGATAATTGGTATAACAAGCATAATATCAAACTTAATTTTCTTTTTGAGTATGAGTTCATCGTATTCAATACATTCAGAATCGTCATCATTTTGTTTGTTGTAAAGTTTATAAATATCTCCTTTTATTCCTAAACTTTCGTATTTAATGGGTGTTGTCGTACATATTGTTACTTTTGCCCCCGGATACCATGTTTTTAAATAATCATAAAATGTCTTACATACAATTATATCTCCAAAACCAGCACAAGGAGTATTGAATAATCCTATTTTTACACCATTGTAATTTTTCTTTTGTATTTTTTTATTTTCTCCTAATTTCCATACTGTATCATAAAGGTCTTCAAAATACTTACCATTATTTACAATGTCTTTGACATCATCTATATACATATTTATTATATTAATATATAATATATAAAATATAAATGAAGGGTGGGAAATTGATAGGGACGGGTTCAAGCTCTTGCGTTTTTTATCCGAATATACCCTGTAAGAAAAATGGAAAGGTCGAAACTAATAGAGTAAGTAAATTATTATATCATTATGATGCGAAAAAACTAGCAAAACATGAAGAAAAACAATCAAAAATAATAAAAAAAATAAAAAAATACAAAGAATGGGCGATTATCTATGATGAATTTTGCAATGCTCCAAAACATAATGATATAGAAAAATACGATCCGGAAGGATATGTTGAATGTTTTGGTGAAACGGGTGATAGTAATCCATATGAAAATGCTCAACTATTAAGTTCTGAATATGGTGGAGAAACATTTAAAGAAAAATTTCCTGAAATTTTTCAGGAAGTAAATGGAGCAGATTTACGTTTGCGTTTCAAAAGATTAATGACAATAGTTGAACCTCTATTCTTAGGAATAAAAGAAATGTATAAAAACAAAATAGTTCATAATGATATCAAACCAATTAACATTATTCATAAAAATGATAGTTTAAAATATATTGATTTCGGTTTAGCAAGTAAAGTCAATAATATTAGACATTTTAGAGTTCGTTCTTTAAATGAAACATCCACACATAGGATTTATATATATTATCCTCTTGAATATATCTTTTTTTTTATGGATAAAGGACAACGCCATACTGAATTAAACATGAATATAAGGTATAGAAGAAACTATAATATTTTAGAATATATTTATGCTATGTTTGGTCTCAATATTAATGATGTTTGTTTGTCCCTCTTAAAAAATATAGAAGACTATAATGTTACCGATGTAATTACTAAGATAGATGTTTATAGTTTAGGTATGACACTAGCAGTTTTATTTTATGAAAATAATTTGTCAAATATAATGGAACTAGGTGATCCAATGATAAATGATTTCTTTTCATTATTTGGTGAAATGATAAATCCGGATCTAAAACAACGTATTTTACCTATAGAAGCATACGATAAATTTATAAACTTAATGAAACAACATTCTATTAAAGGAAAAATATCTCCAAAGAAAATGAAACACGCAAGAAGGGCTACACCAAGAAGGGCTACAGCAAGAAGGGCTACAGCAAGAAGGGCTACAGCAAGAAGGGCTACAGCAAGAAGGGCTACAGCAAGAAGGGC